CAAACGAACCTAGTAGATGTACTAACCCAAACGCATAAAAACCAAATCCCGGAATGTACGGATAATGAATAAAGTGTTGGCGTTTGTTTTTAGCGTCATCACCCTCTACCCAGTTGCGTCTGATGGCTAGTATTTCTTGTGAGCTTTTTTCTATGGTTACTACGTAAGGCAATGCAATGCCTGTCTCGTCCCCATCCTCGTCTGTGTCTTCAAATCCTTTTAGGTCTAGTTCTACGTGGAACTCTAATATTTTATAGCGGTCATCGTTGGTTGCGCTGAACCCCATGTTTTCTGCTATCTTTTGTTCTACGTCATCCAGTTCATAGTCGTCAGGAGAACCTAACTTAACGTCGCTGTAGAACCCAGCAGCTTGAAGTTTTCTAACTTCGTTTTCGGTCTTCCGCATAATATGCGTGACTCGTTCTGCTGAATCGAGACTACTGGCTCCATAGGGAACCACGATATCTTCGGCTGGTACGTATATAGAGACTGGGCGATCAACAGCGGGATCATAGTAAACTTTCTTAAACGCATTACCCGACAGTCCTAAACCCCATAACATTCTTTCGTGCTCACCACGATACTCCGGCATCTTATCCGTTATATAGTGGTTCATGTTTTCTGCTACGTTAGAAGCAGCTTCTAAATTCTCTGGTGTTTCTTTGCCAATAACTTTGGTCTTAACAGGGCCACCGGGAGGCATTGTTTCCATAATGGTTTCGGATTGAAACTTAACCAGCGCTTCAGACAATAGTGGATGATAAACACCGCAAGCTCCTGCCCACGGCTCACTTCGATCTTCTATCTTCAGACCTAGTAATTCTAACCCATCTATATAAATTTGTAGCCAATCTTTTCTAGCGCTAAGGTCGCCATCAAAGTCAGCCATTAACTCAGAAGCAATTATCTCTAAGTCTCTATCTTCTTCGTCAAATTCATCAACTAGGTTCTCGTAAAAATCTTCGCCGTCAGGCAAATCAATTTCTACAGTAAGTCCACCTTCACTGCCTATACCTATCTCAACAACCGTACTCATATCTTCTTGAGGTTCTTGGTATTCTGATGCAGGTCTTCCGTCAGGTAAGACGATCTCTAGTTCTGGTTTGTCTGCCATTTATATTACCCTTTAACGCGTTTTAATTTAGTTTTACCACGTTTAGCAATACCGTCTATGCTTTTCTTTTTAACTACGCCACCTTTTTTAAATTTACTTTTGCCCGGATCTTGAGTAGCGAGTTTATCCATAGTGTTTGCACTAGTCGGAACTTTTCCTGCTTTAAGCCTTCTCATCTGCTCTTTCATGGCCGCATCATTTTCATCTTGATTAGAGCTATTAAGTCCTGCGGTTAACTCTTTGTCTGTCGCGTTTCTAAAGTTATACCTTTCTTTAGCCATTTACATTACCCTCTGGTTCTTTTAGCTCTAGTCTTACCACGTTTAGCAATACCGTCTATACCTTTAGCTTTTTTAACTAAACCACCAGCGTTCATATTTGTTCGGTTTCTTCCTCTAGGATTTTGGCTTCCTCGTCTTCTAAACAACCTAGAGAAAAAACCTCGCTTCTTAGTTTTTTCATTTTCGCCTAGACGTTCTGGTTGTTTTAGTATGGATTTAGATTTTGGTTCTGTTTTATTTTTGTCCGGCTCTAAAGTTCCTACACCTACGCGGGAAGTATTAGACCTATCTCGACCATCAATTTTTTTCTTAATCTTTTTCTTGCGTTTTATTCCACCAGCTATAGTGGTAGTTTGGCCATATTTGTCTAAGTTTCTGTCTTCGTATTTTTTTCTCATGCCCCTAGATTTTGGGCTATCGTATCCTGCCATTGTTCTGTCCTTAGTAATATAATGTACGACTTGTGTTAGCTTTGTATCGTCTATACTCTCTCGTACTGTAATAATCTTCTGGCTCATCCAATGATGTTTGGACATAACCCCCTTTTCTAAAACGCATCAACGCCATAGACGTAGAATCCACATAGTCATCATGCTCCCCAGCAGGGAAACTTGCAACTTCCTCGATCACTTCTTCTGCCCATCGTGTCGGAGGATACCATACCTTACCCGACGCAAATATATCGGATACTGCATTTAATCTGGATATCTTGTCATTTCCTCGCGTCGGTGTAAACTCCTGCACAGGCACACCCATAGATCGCAGCTCATAAATAAGCGGCGCACCACTGGCTTTTTTCTCAATAATAATGCTGTCAGGCTCCCACTCTTTGTACTCTTGCATTACCAATCGCTTGAGTTCTGGAAACTCTAACCTGTCTCTAATTGCATTTAGCAATATTAAGTTTGGCTGCGGCACACCTAAATTCTGTTTGGTTCTCTCGTATTCTTCTTCAGACTCGTATTCTTCTGGGTGGTCGGTTGCTTGGTAAAACACACCCCACACAGTACACGCACTGTAGTCAGCTCGGTTGTTTTTTTCAAACGCGGTATCCCATGACATCAATATAAAGTCACAAGGCGGTGGTCGTTCGCCTTCCCAGACTTTCCACCACTCTCGTTTGACAATCGCGCTCGCTTCACTTGTTGGTTCTTGTTGATACTGCGCCATCCACTTACTATGTGGTAACTCATTACGTAAACTTGCTAATTCTTCTAGCGACCAGAACTCAGGCCACAGCGCGTTACCAGAAGGCATGATTGCTGGAAACTCAATCACTCTCCATTCCTCGCCATCACGCTGCATACTGGATTTGAGCACTTGGCCTGTTAGGTCACGCTTACTCCATCTTGTCATTACGACAACAATAGCACCGCCCGGTTGGAGTCGCTGTCTAGGGCCGGACGTATACCACTCGTAAGTCTTGTCGTATATGTCTGGATTTATCTCAGCCAGCGTTGCTTCTTGCTCTGAGTGCGGATCGTCGATAATCAGTAGGTCTGCACCCTTACCTGTAACAGCACCGCCCACACCAATCGCAAAATAGTCGCCACCTTTGCTGGTATTCCACCTTCCGGCTGCTTTTGAGTCAATTTGTAGCGCGGTTTCAGGAAAAATGTCTTTATATTCTGCTTGACCCACCAAATTACGCACTTTACGACCAAATCCAACGGCAAGTTCTGCTGTATGTGACGTTTGAATCACTTTTTTGTGAGGAAATTGCCCTAAAAACCATGCTGGGAGCAAATAACTCGCAAATTCTGACTTGGTATGACGTGGTGGCATGTTAACAATCAATCTTTTGCACTTCCCACTAGCTACATCCTCAAAAGCCTCTGCCATGATCCTATGATGTCGCCCCATAATGAAGTCAGGCCACATTTTATCTACAAACTGCAGGAAATTTGTCTTAGATTTCTCTTTTGACAGCAGGGTTTCGTAGTCTTCTAGGTCACGAAGTATGTTTTGTTGTTCTTTCGGCGATAGTGTAGGCAATACTTTAAGTAATTGCTCTAAGTCTGTGTTGTCTAGCGACGGTGTTGGCATGTTGTACGCCCGTTTGGGTGCAACTGCGCTCATTTCTTACGATACCGTCGTGTTTTCTTCGCTATTTTCTTCGGTTGCTTAGAAACTTGCTTGCCTTTCTTCGTCGCTTTGCGTTTTGCTTTCGTTGTCGCCGCGTACTCTTTCGCACTTAGCGCCTTTATAGCCTTCTCAGGCAGGTATCTCTCCCCAGTAGCTTTCGCTCCCTGAGTAGATGGCTTACCAGACTTAGTACGCCACTTCTGTTTAGTCCATTTTTTAAGACTTTTTTGACTTTTTGCGAGCGCCACGAGCTTTCTTCTGTGCTGTTTTAGATAATTCTTTCAGATGATACAGTTTTTGGCTGGTTTTGCCATGTGTTTTACCAGAATGTAAGTCTCCATTGGGCATCTTGTGACTGCCACCCTTCCATTCTGTCCCATCTCGTTTGTAATGCTTGACCCCTTTCATGACCTATAGCCTCCACCTGCTTTCTTATATGCTGCTGCTAACATCTGCGCTTTTCTCGCAGACCACTGACCCGGATTGCCGCCTTTGCCACCAGACTTGATCTGGCTAAATAGCCGTTTGCGTAACGCAGGTTTCGTATAATTACCCGCCTCGTTAACTCTGGATTTAGCCTTCTTCTTAGCTGGTTTCTTAGCTGCCATCTTTAATAACCTCTCTGAGTATTACTACTAAAAATATAACAAACGCTATCTGTATTAAGTCCATTACCATTTGACCTTATTGGCCCAATACGCTGCACTCATCTTGCCTTTGGCAATATTCTTACCGTGTCGTGCTTTAAATGACTTGCGCCGCATCTTCTGTGACCGCGCTTCTCCAGCTTTCGGTTTCCCCGCAGTAGACACGCCTTGCTGACCAAACCGTATGGTCTTTACTTTGCCGCCTTCTTTAGCTACTACTATGTGGGATTTCTTCGGGTGGTTCGGAGTCCTCTTCGGCTTGTTGTATCCGCTCACTCCCGCCCGTTTCAGTCTGCTGTCCTTCGATGTCCCCGCTGTCGCCACTGTTAATCTCCTTTAATTCATCAAACTCAGCATCATGGATCTCGCTTTCTTTCATCCCGATGATCCTAGCAATCTTATCCTTTATCGCATGTTCTAACGAATCTGCTGTATGATTCACATTAATCTCAGTCTTCTCAGCAAACAACCCAACGTCAGATATCTTACCTAACAACTCCAACGCCCGTAACTCGTGTTTCGTATCCCCACAATCTGACACCTCAACCAACTTGTTGGTCACATAGGTTCTCAGTTGTGCAGAATCCTCAACCACCTGCTTGTCGTATTCACTGAGTATAGACCCCAGTTTTACTGCTGTATAGGTATTGAACACTTGATTGGGTGCAATGTTAGGCGTGGGCAGTTTTGTTTTCGGAGCCTTGTCAGGATTATCTATGAGCGACTCGGCCTCCTTCATCACATTGGAGTCTTCGCCAAATGCCTCATTGAACAACTTTAGCGGGTCTTCTAAATTAACTTCGGCTTCATCATCAGACACTTCATGTGCCATGCCCATGTCTTCTAAAGTCTGTGCTGTATTAGCAGCAATACGTACTGATTCTTTCAAGTCTTCTATTTTGTCATCCCCCTTGCGCGGATAAGTGGGGGGCATGGGTGTATCAAAGTCTGGGACGACGACGACTATCTCTGGAACATGCGATTCCTGTGGCGAGTGTTTGTTTACAATGTCAAGTAAATCTGAATTCATATGAAATAATTTTTTGCCCAATCCGTTTTATTTTGATGACGGGGGGGTTTCTATATAGCGAAAGTAACACATTAGTTGGGAATTTCAAAATTTTGTAAAATTAATGAGCGAACTATTATGTATATAGATTGTGTGACTCCTACTTTATGGTTTGGGGGGGCCACCCCCTCTTGCGAGCGTAGCGAGCTTATTCTCCACAGGAGCGAAGCGACACACTTATATTTTCTTTCTTCGTTTTGGTACGCCAAAACCTACGTAAGTCATTGATTTATAAAGGTTTTTAGTTCTTGTACTCTATGTATACATATGCTAGGCTTTTTAAGTCGGGCGATTTTTGCCCATTAACCAAAAAATGACGTAAGTCATTGATTTATAAGGACTTTTTATCATGAAAGCAAGTTTATCAGAAATTTTGAAGAGAGAAGGAATGGCCATAGGATCGCTACTTGGAGCGACTGACAAGGCCTCTGACGAGGTGCGCGAGCAGGCTATGAAGAAATTGGGCGCGCTCTTGAAGAACCGTCCTACGTACACCACGCTTGGCGTGGTGCGGTCTAATTTCCAAGCGGGCTACGAAGACGCGCGAAAGTGCGACGATGGTGCGAGCCGGTCAGCGTGGAATCGGCTGTTAACCGCCTATGGCGAATCGAACGCGAAGTTCGAGAAACCGCGCTCGGCGTCCATTGTGCGCAAGGAGAAGGCCGACGCAAGACGCGCGAGTAAAGACCCCGTCTTCAAGCGGAAACTTCAGGCGAAGCAGGACAAGGCCACACAGAACGCGGAGAAGGCATCGAAGATCCGCGAGCTGGCACAGGGCGTGCAAGCGCAGGTAAGCGAGTATAAGGAGGTCGCGCTAACGTTTAACGGCAAGCGACCTTTACGCGCAGAGAGCGCAGAGAAGACGCTTACAGCGGTCTATGAAGCACTTGTGAGCGCATTGGAGGAGCGCGACAAGCTGACCAAATAAGGTCGCACAGTACAAAAAGGGCGTCTTCGGGCGTCCTTTTTTTTGCTCGCTTCGCTCGGTTTAATGTGTGCTTCGCACAAGTAAACGTATCACAAGTGATACGAAGAAGAAGAAGAAGGAAGAAGGGAACTGGTGAGAAAGGAGTCGGTGGGCGAGGCTTGGCGACCTGTGCGTTGGTCACACTTAGGCGTGCGTATGCGTTTCGTGTGCGAGCCTCGCAGAGAAATTTCTGTGCTGTATGCTGTCGGATTCGTCCTTGTACGTGCCGAACAAATATGTACGCGCCGAACAAATGTGTACGCGGAGTACAAAGCTATGCGTGGCTTTGCGCCACCAGTTCCCCACCAGTTTTTAGCTATTCCGCTTATGCTGTGAGACAGCATATAGCGGAATAAAGCGTTATGTCAAATTTAAGTTTGACCTAATGTTCGGATTTTGACTTGCAATGTTCGGTTTTGTGAATCGCTAAGAACCGCACCAGACGTACATTGACGGAATGTTCGTAAAGTTCCGTGTTTTAAAACCATACTGGCAAAAATCAAAACGAGCGAGGGGTCACGCATAATAGCTCCCTAATATATACCCTAAAATAATTACTTTATGATTTTTTATATATAGACGAACATTCACAACAATACACACAGTCGCACATGTGATTTTAAAACGCCGAACATTACGAACTTTAGCGACAATGTACCAACCACGCGGGTTTCCGCTTTTCTAAAAATAGAACATTACACCTATTTTTCCGAACATTACACCTCAAACCAAACGAATCACGAACCTAAAAATACATGTGTTTCCAAGTTGATACATAGGTATACATAGGCTATAATGTGTAAACCAGTCGGGATTTGCCTGACTGGTAGATATATTGTCGTACATACAAAAATGTACGGCGCGAACAAATATGTACGCAGAGTACAAAAACGATAAGGAGATTGAGACATGAGTAGAGTACTAAGACGTGACGATGTACGAGACTACATCGAGCTACTAAGTGACACATGGGTGTTAGAGCAAGAGACATCTTTCTTACTACGTGGCGACTATGGCGAGGAAGCATACCACGAGGTATGCAGAAACGTAGACCCCAGTTCACGCAGACGTAACAACGTCGCGATGGTTGGGCAGATGCTTGCCAAATATGCTTGCGGTGTACGGAGTGATCATGCACGCAAGGCTTACAATTCGCTGACCGAAGAGGTGCAGGACAAGGCGAACGAGACTATATCTAATTTGATTGGGGAGTTGATACCATGATACAGGGAGTAGAATTAGGCGTAGCCGAATGGTACGCCGACAATTTCCACCAGCTTGATAAGCTAGATTTGTTTATCGATCTATGCGACAGGCTGGCGGAGAATGACAAGTACTTTGATGGGTACGCGTTATACCACGAGATACTGAGTATAAGAGAGAGTCTTAACGATGTATCACAATTAACTTTTAACTTTGGAGATTGAGAGAATGGAACAAGTAATACAGGCTACGCAGGGACGTAACCACGAGGAAGTATCCAACATGATTGTTGGCAACTATCTTACCTTTCTATATGGGAAAGGTGAGTTGATCACATGGTTGATCGAAGGGGAGACAGGCATAGGCAAGACCGCGCTGACTCGGCTAGTCGCTAAGACTATCCACAGGAAGGTAAGAGACAGCAAGTTTTTGTCCAAGAAGTACAAAGTTCTGGCAGACAAAGAAATGCCTTACCGCCTGATTGATGGTGCAAGTGCTGACGTGGCTGACTTCTCAATACCCGCGCTTGATTCTGAGCGCAAGTGTGTGGAGTTCTACGGCAACGCGTCGATAGGCTTAGATGTACTTGAGCCACAGGTGTTCAACATTGATGAGATGTTGAAAATGCCACCGCCAGTAAAATCCGCGACGCACACAGCGTTGACCCCACACAACAGAATGTTGGGTAACATGCCGTTGCACCCGCTATCACTAGTCTTACTCACAGGTAACTTAACCGCAGAGAGACTAGGCGATACCATACAGGGACATACGGCTAACCGTATTGTGCGCGTGCGACTACGTAAGCCTACGCAGGACGAGTACGTACACTACGCGGTATCGCAGGACTACAATCCGTTTGTGATTGGATACTGTGCTAAGACCCCCGCATTGTTTGAATCATTCACCGATGCTGACTATGACCCGAAGGAGAACAACAAAGTTTGGAATCCCAAGAATGGTGGCGCACAACAATGTTTCACCATGCGGTCTGGTGAGACTCTGAGTCACATTGTCTACTCATGGTTAGGCTTCGATGATGGCGACGGCAACCACGTAGCGGGAATGTTATCCGACACCGAAGCTATGGAAGCGATGCAAGGTGCGGTAGGTAATGACGTAGCTCAAGATTTCCGAGCGTTTGTCAAATACAACCAACACTTACCTTCACCTGATAGTATCAAGTCCGACTGGCAGACCGCCAAGACTACGGACGATCCGATAGCTCATTGTATCATCGTTACACAGGCGTTAAGTTGGTGTAAGACTACTGATGATATCAATGCCTTTATGAATTACTGCACCCGCTTAACTACTAAGAGTGGTGACGTGAA